CATCTGTTGCCATGCGTATTTCTTCAAGTTGTTCGCCAATTAGTCCATCCGTGCTGGTAAATAATCTGAATTCTCCTCTTGGGATTTTAGGAAGTGTTTCGTCTAGAATTTTACCCATCGGATTTAGTGTCAACTTAACAGCCATGTCTAAATCACTATCGTCATCAACATTTACTTCAGCATTCACGGTACGAAATTCCCTATTCATCGTTCCGTCTGGATTGAACGGGTTCAAAATTTTGATTTTCGTCAAACTGTAAAGTGAGCCAGGTTGCTCTTTGTGCTTAACCAAAAGGGCCATAAGCGAGCCAGCCTGATGCGTCTGAAATTCAATCATTGCATGTCTGAGATTTCTGGCCAGTGGAATTAATGCGGCGTCCATATCTCGAATATCAAGTTGTCCCAACATAAATTTTATTAGTGTATCTTGATTGTCTCGAATAAATTTGCCCACATCGGTGACGCCGGCCTCTTGTAGCAGTTGTGTTAACTTGGATATTTCGGCTTCTGGCAGCAGCCTTCCTAAATTTTGTGTCCTGTGCTCAAATATCAGTTGTGCAATTTTCTCAAACGCTGCTTGCGTCAACTCCTCATTGCTTAACTTATCGAACTCCAGGTCTAGGAATGAAAAAATGTCCCTGATTTCAAACCTCACGTCTCCGCGTTCGCGAAGTTGAGAAAAAGCATCCATTAATCCCGTCATAACGCTTTGCGCGTTCGTCCGGTCAACATTGAAGCCCATCTCGGCAACCATGGCAAATGCGTCTTCGACTTTTTTATTGATGTTGTTTCGAACTCTCATCATCGTCATCGCACGCTCCACCATTTTGTCAACTTGCCGTTCGTCAAGTTCGGGCATACTTTTCTTAATAAGCGCCCTAACATCGTCTTGCGTCATGAGTGCAGCGATGTCTGCTTCTGTTATGGGCAGGCTCGGCACTGGCCCAATCATTGCCTCATATTCGGCTATGGATTCCTCTCGGGTCATTGGTGTTGTCGACTGGGGGCGCGCAGCGCTCCTGAGGCCGGATAGCGGAGCGCCGCTGGCGGTCAACTCGTCAGCCCGACGCTGCTGGCGTTCGCTGAATTTTGGCGCCGGTCGACTTGCTTTTCGTGCATACAATATGGCGTGTATTTCTTCGTCGCCCGGCATAGGCGCGAGGGGGTCCACCAGCGTATGTTGCAGTTCGCCCGCTCGCCCACCCCTTTGTATTGCCACCGTCTGTCGTTCCGCGTAAGAAATTGGCAAACCCGTGTATGGGTCAAACCTGTCGCCCGCCTCATCCGCATTTCTCGGCGCCACCTCGTAAACATATGGCTTGATTTTTCCGCCATCCAACGCTTGTGCGGCAGAAACTTTTATTTCTGGCGCCGGGTCGCCTTTCTTGGCAGGCTTCGCCTTAATCCCCGCTTTTGCCATGAAATCGTTTGAAATAAGCCGAATAGTACTTATGTCTGTATTTATTCTTTTAACGGGCATTGGGTGGTCGCCAGTTTTTCCATCTTCCATGTCAATTAACAACACTGTCAGATAGCGGTGGTGGCCATCAACTATTCGGCCATCCTCGCTAATCAAAATTTCCGAGGCTCCCGGATTGAAGCCCGGCCTCTCTTCCCCCAGCGCGTCAACTACTGCTGGGTCTTTTGTTTCGATTTGTTCATCTGTAAATCTTCTTTTGCCATCTGCATCTTTGAGGTCTCGTGCCCGGTTTCCCCATGCCTCCCACTCTCGATACGCCCTATACATTTGATGCACATTTGCTCCGTCCATATCGCGCTGCGTTGCGTATAGCGTGGAAGCATCTACTTGTTCTACTTCGCTAATTGTAAAACCAGCCCCTTTAATATGTTCTTCTAGTTGTGCTTGAAGGTTTGCCTCGCCTTCTGTAATATCTTTATCCCTACTTTTTTGTTTATTTCGTAACTCTGTTTTAGCACGTCGCAGTTGCATGTTAATTTTTTGTCGGGTTTCTCCGTCTGTTGCTTCTTTGAGTTTTGCTTCCAAGCCCTCTACCTTTTTGCGCGCTTTATCTATTGCTTTATCCACGTCTGCTATGAGTTGTTTTTTTGCAAACGTTTCTTCCACGGAGCCTTTGTCGTCGGGCGCGTATGTTTCGTGAACCTTGCCGCTTGCTTGGGGCATTTTGATTCGCGCATAACCCTCGTTCTCGGCACAGAATAAATTTGATGCCTGTTCAGACAGAATTTGGCATGGGTCATATCCAAATTCTTTTTTGGCCTTGGCTGCTTTATTTCGCTCTAGTTCAAGTTCATCAATTTTTGTGCGCGATTCTGGATTTGATTCAATGTGGGCCTGTACCGCAGGGTGTTTTATCCAGTTTTCATCAACGCCAAAATTTTTCTTTGTAAAGTATTCAAAGTCATCGAATTCTTCGTCGCTGAGAATCCCTTCCAGAAATTTAATTATGTCTTTATCAACGGCATCTTTTCTATCGGCTGGTGCTTTAAATTTTTTATGGATGGTTTGAAATACCTGAGACGTGCGATTAACATCGGTGTTTGTTAAGTTTACGTATTGGCCAAGTTCAATTAATTCAACTGCAAGTTCCACGCCAGCGCTAGTGCTGACGTCGACGTCGTATGCCTCGACATAAATATCATTGTATTGTCCATCTTTGCCTTCTATTTTTCCATTTCTAATAAGTCGTGGTGATGGAAGAATTGACTTTAATTGTTGCAATCTGTCAACTGGCACGTCGGGCCTCGGTGAAATATCTGACTGCCGAGCGACTGGCGCCGACCTAAGCGCATGTTGGATTTCGTGGACCCTTGTTGCAATTTCATTTCGCGAAGTGACCATCCTGGCAATCGACCTAATCATTTCGACCGGGTTTATGTCGAAGCAGTTAGAGCCCATATCGTCCGTAAATTGCATGGCTGCGGGAACGCCCGGGGGGCAGCGAAGCCTTCCAGCGGCATCTTCCAAGAGACCTACTCCGCGAGTAATCGCTCTTGCAATATTTGCAAGTCCCCCTACCCCTCTTCTGATTGTTGCGAGATTTGGACCGAGTGCTTTTTGTTTGATTCCGCCAGTTCTGGCGTCCCTGACGCCGTCATCAAATGAAAATCCACGTTTGCGTTTGTTTTGTGCGATGTATCTTCTTATAAGAGCCTCACCCTCTCTGGGCTTAGTCGTTCTTAGCGGAGTGACCCAGCCCCAGTTTGGTGAATTTTCGTCACTTCCCCCCGGTCGACGGAAGCGGGGAATTGGTGAAAACACCTTCCCAGGGCTCCATTTTTCTTCAGGGTCATAAACGAGTATCCCGATTTTTGTGTACTTGCTCTGAGCCTTCTTTTTGGGTTGTTTATTGTCCGCAGCAGCATTTCTGACTGCGCCGGCCTGCGCGCCAGCACGGAGTTGCGCGGCCTTAACCGAATATTCAACGTCAAGCAAGGGAACTTCCGATAGTTTCCTTTGTTGCTCAAGGAAATCAAACGCACGCTGTGCGTGTGTTTTTTTAGGAGTGAACCGTTTGCTCGACAGTTCGCGTTTTATAGTGAACTGTTTACCCGTCATGACGGGCTCCGATTCTTGCGTTTAGTCGACCCGCGGAGTGTTTGATTCGTCAATTTCAGCATTGAGAAGTTCAAACTCCATTAGCGATGCCATAAAACTATCGTCTGCTGATGTCTGAGTTTCGCTTTTTGAAGCACCCCAGTGTTCTGGAATCATTGATTCAGCACCAAGTGCCTTTGCGCGTTTTACAATATGAGCCTTTGCTGCATTCTTGTCCTTGGCGCGGCCATAGGCCTGAATTGCATTAGCAAGGTCTTCTCTTGAGGCAATTGGAAACGAGCCGTCCGGTAACGCTGTTCCCTCTTTTGCCATTCTTTCTCTTTGCTCTGGGGCAAAAGCGCGTTTCATCGCAATTTCTGCAGCCTCGGCCTCGATGTCTGCGGCCTCTTCTTCCTCGTATTTATCAAAACCAAGGACTTCGCCGTCCAGCGCAACAAAAACGTCATACGACTTTCCGTCGATTCCATCAATTTCTACAGCGTAGGCGTCGAATCCCTCAAAAACATCCGGCTCGACACAAACGACCGTTCCTTCAACCGACTTTGTGGCAATTTCGGCGGCTTCAGTAAAATCGATGAGCATCATTTCATCAACAAGGGACTTTTGCTCAAACGTCTCATTATCAAGTTTGTGCCATCCGAGCACTTCGCCATTTGTTCCATCGACAAAAACTTCAACTGCTCTTCCGTCCTTGGCCTGAACATCGACCACGAACATATCGGCTTCTGCCGAATATCCGGAATCAAGAACTTTGCCGTCAAACATTTCCTCTGCAAGTCCTTCAACATGCAGAATTCCAGGCATTCCTTTTTCCGAAACGCAGCCACCAGGGCAGTCGTCACAAACAGAAACACCCCCCGGATAGACCTTCCGGTCGATGGCGCACATATATCCCTTGGTGCCAACATCGGCCGACTTCATCCCCATCGTCGCAAGGCGGCGCGCGCGCATCTGCTCCATTTCGTTTGACGGCGGCGTCTCGTCCTCGTCCTCGTCGGCGTCGGCGTCGGCGTCGGCATCCTCGTCGTCCTCGTCGGCGTCGGCATCCTCGTCGTCCTCGTCGTCCGCCTCTGGCATTGCTACGCGAGTTGGGGTTTGCTCCGTGTCGCCCTCGTCGTCCTCGTCGTCCTCGTCGTCCTCGTCCCCCATTTCCTCGTCATCCGACGCTTTATACATCAATGGCTTTTTCTTTTTGCCGTATCCCATCATTTTTTCGGGCTTTTCTTCGGTTTCCTCATCGTCCTCTGTTTCCTGGGACTCGAGGTCTTCGCCATCGCCCATTTCATGCATGGCCTTCATCTGAACCGGCATGGCCCCACATTTGCCACAGACTTTTGCCCCAGGCACAAAACCACACTCGCCGACGGCGAGGCCTTTCGCACATCTTAAAACAGAGCCATCGGCATCAATCTTTACAACTGCCTTCTCGTCGTGCTCGCCCATGCTGTTATGGCTCCTCTATGTTTTGACTTAAGTAAGGCGCAGTTTAGTGCGCTGGGTCACAAAAGTCTGTAAATCGTATTTCCCAAAATTATACTTCACTCTCAATCCATCAATGGCACTGTTTGCGCTACAACGAAATTTAATGCATTCTCCTCTATTTATTATTAAAAAATGTTGACATCGCAGATTCAGCCAGCATCTCCATGAAAACCCCATAGGCCTGAGCGCGCTCATCAAGGCCGCGCCTCATCGCGCGGTCAATAGCCACGATTAGAGCGTCAAGTATTTTATCAGTATCTTTTTTGTTTAGTTGAAGGGGGTCGCGGCCTCGCTGACGAAGTCGCGTTTGAAGCAACTCAAGACCGCTGACCGTGCTTTCAAGGGCATCAATTGTTGATTTGTCGCGTTTGTCGCCTCTTGCATTCTCAAGACTTTTCATCGCGGACCTAATCGCGCCGGGCAGAGCATCCGTAATTTGTTTAAACATTTCCGGTGAACCCCGGACGGTCGCCTTGTTGTCGTCGTCAACCAACCCTATCCCTTCGCGTCCAGGACCTTTGCCGCGCGACCCCGACCTGAATCCGGCAGTCGCCTGTCGCCGCAGGGGTGACATTCGCGCTTCTGACAAGCGAGAAAAGTATTTTCTTGTAGCCCGCGTCGTGCTCCTAAGGGCCCTTGGGCGCCCATCATCGTCGGCCGCATCGCCAGATGCGGTGGTTGGGGTGCTCTTGAGAATTTCCCCTAAATCATCAAGAATTCGCGCCGTATCCATTTCTTCGGCTCTTTCGCGCCGGTCGGGTCTTGCGTCCCGCTCCTCTTGCCTGAGACGCGCTTCCATTTCTTCCTCCGACTCCTCTTGCTCGGCCGCTAGCGCGCGTCTTCGTTGTTCCGCGCTTTCTCGTAATTGAAGTTTTTCTTCGAACGTTAGTTTGGCAAACCGCTCTTCCCGTTTTCTCTTGCGCTCCGCCATATCTTCTTCTTTTTCTCGTTTTTCAAGAATGGCTCTCTTTTTTGCTTCGATAAGTTTTTTAGCCTCTCCACTTGAGAGTTTAATTTTTTGGCCATCTATTTCGTGTTCTAGATTGGCGTTATTTTTTGCCCACTCATACTGTTCTTCCAGCGTCATTGTTTTCCAGTTGCGAGGTAAAATATCCAAAAGGTCATCTGTTACTTTGACGTCACCAATGCCACTTTCACGCAGGCCCCCCACTGCTTTAGGGGGAGGGGGGGCGGTGAACGTGGCGGGGGTGGGGACAAATCCGGGTTTTCTGCCACTCTTCCCTCCCTGTCGTTGCTGTAGCGCTTCACCGCGAGCCATCGTCGCAATCATTTGTGGGGGCGTATATGCATTTGCGCTAGAAGTTTGATGAGTAAATTTGTCGCTTCCCGTCTCCAGGGTGGTCAGTCTTTCAATCATTTGACTGGCTCTAGAAATATCAGAAACTTCGGCATTAACTAGTTTTTCTCTTGCGCCCACGCGGCGGCGGGAGCCAACTGCTTCTCTCAATTTCTTGACATCGGATAAATCAACGACAGCCGACGTCGATGGGTCAATTCTTGCTTCAAAGTGGTTTATAAACGCATCGAGATATTTGGCAAGTTCCTTGCCCTGGCTTCTAGTGAATGTGTGGTCATATGAACCCTCAGACCTCAGCCCCCGAAGTGGTTTTGGCGCTGCTGGGTTCGTGGTGCCTCTGGGTGTTTTTTTTGGAGCGGGCATTTCTCGCCACGTGCCATCAAAAATCAACCCGTCATTATCGCTATCGCGACGAAGATTTGGGTCTAGTTCGCCAGTTAGTTTTGCTAGCGCCCCGAGGGCGCGTCTTCTTTTTTTCGACCACCGCCCGGTACCAGCGCCCTTCCGATTATTCGGCCGAGACCCTTAACCGCAACATCGAGTGCATCATATGCCTCTGGGGACAGGGGGGAAGTTATCAAAATTCCATTTTCTGTAACTTCGCTTTCAAGCCTGTGATAATTAAAAATTGGGTCAAGATACGACTTCGTTTGAAAAGCATTTTCAATTGAGCACTTAATCAAAAGTTCTACAGGGGTTTGGTCATCCCATGACTCTTGGTCAATCCAGGAGGAGTCAGATTTGTCTTCTTCCTTTGGAAGGACGATTCCAAACGCCAGAGACGGAGTTTCATCTGGCACCCCGGCCGGGTAGGGCTGCCTCGGGGGGTTTGTGGCGTTGGGCCTTCGGGCCGCTTCTGGCGCGTCAAGTGGCTGAGTGGATAGCGGCCTGGGCCCTGAGGTCAAGGGGATGTAGGTCATTCTTGCTATGACTCGCTCGGGCTTGCCAAACATGAACTGACCACTCATCGGTTCTTTGTAATATGCAACCCTAAAAGTAGTCCCATTCGGCTTGGAAAATACGACAATGCTTTCGGTCGCTTCTCTTATTACAACCGGGCCACCTGCACGTGCGGAAATTTCATTTATCAACGACTCACTCTGATTATTTCCCAGGTTTTGAGCATTCCCGGATGCAAAAATATTGGTGTCAGCGGGAAGCGTCATTGGGGCTGGTCTGGCAATGACCACCTGGGGCATTCCGGGTCCGGTATAGGAATGTATTTTGTCCTCGTCGCTCTTGATGGAAATTGTTCCGGTAAGTTGATTCGCACCATGCAAAACAGGACTTAATTCATACAATTCAACTTCTCTTAGAAGATTGGCCTGCCTAGACGGGTCGTAGGATGCTTCAATGGTTTTATATCCGATTGACCATTCCTGTTCTAGCCCAAAGAAGGCAACATTGGCAAATGCCTCTTTGCCCTTTTCTGAGTTGAGGTTAAATTGTACGCGCGCGTATAGTCCGCCAATCCCTGCGGCTTTCATTTTTGCTGGTAATCTTGGGTCCGTTGCGGGCACTTCGTAAATATCTAACACTTTTCCAATCGGGTCGTTCCAGTTATGGCCCCATACAACCCGAGGCTTACGCCTTGCCAGGCTCTTATTAAACGCTCCGGGCAAAACTATGTCATTGACCGAATCTTTATTACCTATTCCAGCAACAAAGCATTCGACTATTCCTTCGGCTTCCTTGACGTTAAATTGCCCCTGAGAAGACTTGAAAACAATTTGCTCAGTAATGAGATTTGACATACATTTCCTTTGACCGATTAATAATAGACCCTCATAACCAAATCCCGAGGCAAGTATCTAATGGTTTTATTTATTTAAACAGTCTGAGCGAATCTCCATGCTCGCTTGACTTCGGCTGTTGAGGAGTCAAACCTGGTTTTTGCCAAGTGATTTGTAAAAATAGAAACGCACGAAGACCACAGTAATGCATTCCTGTTATCCTCGCTCTGTATTGGAAGGGTTTGAATAATTGCATCCTGTAGTAAATCTCCAGTTTGGCCATTTATTGCCTTAATTCTCGCCATATGGGCATCTAATTGAATTACGATTTGTTCTTGAGAAATGTCACAATTTTTAGACTTTGACATTGATTCTGTAATTACCGAAGCAAGAACAGGACGAATGTCCTCGTCCATTTGCTTATCCCAAATCTCTCGCTGGAAGATTGAATCCACCTCGAGCGAACCACTGGCGAGTAATTTTTTTGACCTAGAACCATTTGACTTTTCAAGCACCACCCTTTGTTGGCGTTCAAAAATTCGTTCCAGGGCGCGGTTCATTATTTCAGACCACCTGGCAATATCTTGACTATTTTCTTCCGATTTAGTTTCTATTTCTCCAATTTTTCCAGCCGATGCCATCGATGGGGGCGGTGGTGCCATTGTCGTTTCTGGCGCTCCCTCGGGTGTGGCTTGAATCGGTGGCGCCTGCCCACCGGGCGGCACGCCCTGGGCCGCCAGCGCGCCCTGCATCGTGTTCGGGTCCAGGGGATTCGTCAACGACCCATCTGGACCAATTACCGGCGCGCCCTGCTCTGCTCCGGGCATGCCTGGCATGCCTGGCATGCCTGGCATACCGGGCATACCGGGCATACCGGGTACCGCACCCTGCTGCCCTTGTTCCATCTTCTTTTCGGTGTTGGCAATTGGCGTGAGATTCGGATTCATGAGAAGTGAGTCCGCCAAATCACTTTCAACCTTTTTACGACCAGTTATTTCTCTATATTCATTAGTACTAATCAAACCCATTTGCACTTCATCCATAAAATATCGCGACCGCTCTTGCTTGTATAAAATTAAAATTGGAACACTTGTTGTATCAAAATCTACGTAAAACGTATCGTCGAGTTCATCAAACGCCCGGGCAAGCAAATCGAGATGCGGAAGCATGGTTTCATTCCAGAAGACTCGATGCTCTTCTGCTGCATTTGAGAATGTTCGACCAGATGCATTTCCGATGACAGATTCCGGAACGCCGAAAGATGCAAGAATCTCTTCTTTTTGAATTTGCCGCATCTGGATGTATGCAGCGTCTCTTGGGTTTGCTGATGTGTCGACGTAATCGACTCCATCGTCAGATGAAATCACGGTAGTTGCACCGGTTCTTTGCAAATTTCCCCTAAATCTAGACCTCAACTCCGTCTTGTCGTCATCT